TTGTGAAACTGGCTCATGCCTGTGGGATTCCTGAAGACCGTCTGGTGTGGGTTGACCAGTGGGCCTACTATGCAGGGTTACCATCAAGTGTTCTTGCAGGAATAATTGCATCATTCGATGTTCACCTCATGTGTTCCCGTGGTGAAGGGTTCGGAGTTCCAGTCCTTGAGGCTGCAGCGTGTGGTGTCCCATCAATTGTGTCTGCGTTCACCGCTCAACCAGAGTTGGTTGCAGATCATGGTTGGGTGACTGCTGTTCAGCCTGATTGGGACGCTCTGCAATCCGCATGGTTTGCAACACCGCTCATTCATTGCATTGTTGAGAACCTTCAGGATGCCTATCTGACCTCAGTCAATCCTGAGCGACGCGCTGCAGCCCGGTCTCATGCAGAGTTCTACGAACACTCCGTGGTCTTTGACCGGTATTGGAAACCAATTCTCACAGAGATTGACAAGAGAATGGGTGAAGCATGATCCCATGGAATCTTCTTGGACACAGACTCACAGCCTTTGAACGCATCACCGCAATGCTTCCAGAGAACTGTGTGATCCTTGAGACCGGAACAATCCGTGAACCGGGAAACTGGTTGGGAGACGGTCAGTCAACTGTTGTCTGGGATCATTACGCAGGACTGAAGTCTGGTCATGTCACAACCATTGACCTTGACCCCGGATGCGCTGAACTTGTGGAACGCATGAATCTGCAGAACACAACAGCCATCACCGGAGACTCTCTGCAGGTTCTGCAAAATCTCGAGATTTCCAACGTGGACTTCCTGTATCTGGACTCTTTCGATGTTGACTTTGCGAACCCGCAACCAGCGTCTGAACATCATCTGTCTGAACTCAAGTTGTGTTGGCATCTGCTCTCCTCCGGCTCAATCGTCGCTGTTGACGACAATCGAAACGGTGATGGCAAGGGGACTGCAGTTGCAGCTCACATGGCTGAACACAACATTCCTGAAATCGTTAGCGGATATGTCCGCGTGTGGAGACTCCCGTGACCATCACAAATGGCTATTGCACCCTTGCAGAACTGAAAGAGATCCTCCGCATTCTTGACACGGTGGATGATGAACTGCTGGAAGCGCGCATCAATGAAGCGTCAAGGGTCATTGATCAGCATTGCAACCGCCGGTTCTATGCAGACGCAACAGCCTCTGCACGATTGTTCACCTCCATTGATGGGAACACCATCTTTGTGGATGACATCTCCTCCACCACCGGCCTTGTGGTCAAGTCTGATTCAGCGGGTGACGGAACATATGCAACCACTATTGCTGCAGCAGACTTTCAAGCGGAACCGTTGAACGCGATTGTGAAGGGAACTCCCATCACATCGATTGCAGCGCGTCTTGCAGGTGCGTTCTCAATGGCTGCTGTTCCCGCTGGTTGTCAAGTGACAGCCAAGTGGGGTTGGCCTGCAGTCCCAGATCCTGTTCATTCAGCGTGTCTGATCCTCGCCGGCCGTCTTGTAAAGCGGGGAGATAGTTTGCTGGGTGTCGCAGGGTTTGGGGAACTTGGAGCCATAACGGTGAGAGCCATTGACCCTGACGTGGAACGGATGTTGCGTCCATACAGAATCCATGTGGTTGCCTGATGGCTGGGAACGCTGCAGACCTTCACGATGCAATAGCACGCGCTTTGGCAACTGTGCCTGGGTTGCGTGTTGCAGATCATCTCCCTGAAGCAGTCACCCCACCAATGGCTGTGATTCAGATCCAGTCCGTCACATATCACCGTGCAATGCAGGGTGGTTTGTCTGAGTGGAAGTACGTCATCTCTGTGATTGCGGGACGCATGGGTGACCGTGCAGCGCAACGCACCCTTGATTCTTGGATGTCTTGGGATGGCGCGCAATCGATCCGTGCAGCCATCGAGTCAGACAGAACATTGGATGGTGAGTGTTCAACGCTGATCATGGAAGACATGATCACCATCCGACCACTTGCAATTGGTGACGCTCAATATCTGACTTGTGATTTCAATCTATCCATTCACGCATGACAAGGAGTGTTCTATGAACACCTTCAAAATCGTTGGCTCACACAATGTGGTGGGTCACGAACCGGGAAGCATCATCACAAGTGATGATCTGACCGGAGTAGATATCCAGCATCTCATTGATGCTGGTCATATCGAACCCACCAGCAAAGGCCGTAAGGCTGAACCCAACAACAATCAGGAGGACTGATGGCTATCGTCATCACCAACGCAAATGTGAGCATCGGCGGTGTGGATCTTTCGAGCCACATCACGAAGGTCACACTTAGCACATCCCGTGCAGAAATTGACACGACCACGTTTGGCAATGTTGCAAAGCGTCGCGTTGCTGGTCTTCAGGACAACAGCGTGTCAATTGACTTCAATCAGGACTTTGCAGCCGCGACTGTGGAAGCAACTCTCTATCCGCTTCTGGGTTCAACAACTCAGATCATTGTCAAGCCCAATGGCACAGCAACCGGAACTGCTAATCCTGCATACACCTTCAACGCTCTTGCAGTTGAGTGGACACCTTTGGACGCGCAGGTAGGCGATTTATCAACGGCGAGTATTTCCTGGCCGATTGATGGCACCATTGCAAAGGCCACCGCTTAGTCATGGCCGCGCTAATGCGTCTCCGGGTGGTCCCTGCTGATGGGGCAACGTATGAAGTGAACGTGACACCAAAAGTGATTGTTGGTGCAGAACGTCAGTTCTCAAAACCAATGTCACAAATCTTCGGTGAGAACGCTTCTTTTGAAGCACTCTGCTGGACAGCATGGAAGGCATCTCAGTCTGCTGGAATGATTGTGAAACCATTCGATGAATGGTTAGACAACATTGATTCCATCGAGGCTGCAGAGGCTGAACGCGTCCCTTTAGAGATTCAATGACAATGCTGGTGGCTCAGGTTTCTGTAGCCACCAGCATTGCACCCAATGAACTTTTGGACGCACCGTCTGATGTGTTCTGGGCAATCGTTGCTGTCCTGAAGGAACAAGCAAGACAGAACGCGAGGAAATGAAATGGCTCTGAGCATCGAGCAAGTGCAAGCGAACAAGGCAGAGTTCGATGCTCAGATTGCCATTCTTGGCTATGACGCGTTTGTAGCTCAGATGAAACGGTTCACTCCTGAACTTCTCAAGGAGATGAACCGTGAAATCAATTATGTGTTGAGACCCATTGCTGACAAGGCCAAGGGTTTTGTCCCTGACCAACCGTTGTCTGGTTGGAACTACGGTGGACACGGGATGAGATATCCCGGAACTTCACCGGAAGCACAGTCCAAGGGTGGAAGTGGTCTCCCATATTGGAATGACTCTCTAGCCCGTTCTGGCATCCGTGTGAAGAAGGGTGGCAGACGTGAGAAGGGTTCCTTCACAAAGGACTCATGGTCAATTCTGAATGACTCATGGGCGGGTGCAGCACTTGAGTTCATTGGTGTTGCAGCACCGGGGAACTCATTCACCAATGCTGTGAAGCGTGTTCATGGCAAACCGGGACGACTGATCTGGAAGGCATGGGATCAGGTGAACGGTGAGAACAAAGTCCGTGCATCAGTAGTCCTGATCATCAATGACTATCAGCGCGCGTTCATGGATGAATACAACCGGAAGTGAGTTCCCGTGGCAGTAACAATCCCAATCACAACAACCTTTGACCGTAAGGGTGTCGAGCAGGCACAAGCAGAGATGGCAAAACTCTCTGGCGCGGTCAATGACACACAGAAAAAGATTTCTAAGCAGGCCAAGATGGTTGGTGCTGCTGTGGGTGCTGCTGCAATTGGAATTGGTATTGCTGGGACAATGGCATTTGTTGACTTTGAACGGTCAATGAATGAGGTCTTCACTCTTGTGCCTGGGACATCTCAGCAGGCCTTGGATGCAATGACCAAAAATGTGAAAAAGTTCTCAACAGAGTTTGGGGTTCTTCCAGAGAAGGTTGTTCCCGCTCTGTATCAGGCTCTGTCTGCTGGGGTTCCTCAGGACAATGTGTTTGCATTCTTGGAGACTGCACAGAAAGCA